TTAGTGTTGGACTAATTACTTAACTAAAGCAACCTTAGCCTTTGGATTCTTCTTGTTCCAGCGGTTTGCAAGTGTGTTAAATGCCTTCTTTAGTGATGCAAGTGCAGCAGCGTTATCTGCAGTCAACTTAGCAATCTGAGCATCTTTAGCAAGTAGAGCAGCATCTGATGCTACCTTAGCAGCAGCAGCCTTATCTGTCTCTACCTTAACTGCTGCAGCAAGTGCTGCATCTGCAGCAACCTTTGCATCAGCAAGTGCCTTAGCAGAAGCAGTCTTCTCTGCTGCAAGAGCAGCATCTGAAGCAGTCTTCGCATCAGCAAGTGCCTTGTCAGCAGCAGCCTTAGCAGCAACTGCATCCGCAGCAGCCTTTAGAACTGCAGCATCTGCCACAGCCTTAGCAGCAAGTGCTGCATCCTTTGCAGCCTTCTCAGCAGCAAGTTCTGATACTAGATCACGAACTGCAATCTCTGCGAATGGTGCAAGTGTTGGAGCAGTTAAACCTACTACTGCACCTGCAACTGCATCTCCTGCAGTTGTTGGAGCAAATGTAATAAGTGAGCGTGTTCCAGTTGCTGGAAGTGTTGCCTTAAATGTAGCAACTCCAAAATCTGAAAGTGTAGCACCAGTTGTTGCTGTTGCTGTGTCTAGTGTTGCTGATGCAGCAAAGATTGTTGCAGTAATTGACTTACCTGATACCTTGTTTCCAAATGTATCTGTTGCAGTTACTGTAATATCCTGCTTTGTACCAGCAGCACCTGTGGTAGGTGCAGAAACTGTTAGGTTGTTAATAAGACCAGCAGTACCCTGAACATAGTATGTCAAAGTTACTGGACCATTTGTGATTACAACTGTACCAATTGCTGTTGTCTTTGTGTAGACAAAAAATGTTGCTGTTGTTCCTGTACCAGTTGCAACTGTCAAAGATGAAGATCCTGATGTTGCTCCTACTGGTGCAGCAGTTGTGTGTAGTGCAGATACGATTGTTGCATTTGTTGAAGTTGCAGTAACCGATGTTCCTGCTGCTACTGTTGCTACGATCTGAACAACATCTGTATTATCAACAGTGTTATCTGCAGGTACTGGACGTACGATTGCAGTCGTTAGCGCTGTTCCAGCAGTTGCTGGAGTGTCATATCCTGCGCCACCTGTTTTTGCGGCATTCCATGTGGATGCTACAACTGACATGGTGTTAGCACTTGCAGGTGTTGCTACCATTGTGCCCAAAGTCATGGCTGCAACCATGGCGAGAGCGATTTTCTTAAATGAGTTCATTTAATGTATTCCTTTTCTTGTTATAGTGTTTTTAATCCATCCAAATAGTCTTGGATATCTGCTATTTGGCTAGGTTTATATTGTATCACATTGCGACTTTCCAGGTCAAATTGCTCCTCTGGAGTCTTTGGTCTGTCTTTAAAGGTGTGAACCTCTACTTCAGTGTCTATATTTTTTGGAGTATGTGATATTGCTCCAAATATTGCTCCACACACAGCATCAGCCAAGTCCTTTGACTTTTTGCGGGGGTGGTCAACTCTGTCATTTTTCATAATCTTTAACTGGGTTAGTTCATCAAACAATAAATCAATTGCAGGCATGGCAAGTCTTTCCTCGTACACAAGCATAGCCATATCTTCATAGTGCTTTTTGGCAACAGAAACAGTATCAGTTTTCATTCCTACCTGCTTTAGTTCATTCTGAATATCAAATGATTGCCAACGGTCAAATGAAACCATGCCAATATCAAACCCTATTCTTCTAAGGTTTTGGATCCACTGCTTAACCTCAGATAGATTAACTGGACCTTCAACCTTTGGCTCCCACCATGCTACTGCATCTACTACGACTATTGGTGCTACCTGTTCATAGTTATTGATTACTTGAATGTTTACCCATTTTTCTACATGGGCAATAGCAACAGCACACTTGTCGTGTTTTTGTGCAAGGTCAGCATGCACATAATATTTTTTAGTTGGGTCTGGCTTAAATGATTCGTCAAACCTTTTAAAAGTATCTACTGGGTTTCTCAATGACATGCATGCTCTTACCTTGTCTGCCTGCTTAAAGAATGCATCAGATGCAAAGGTTGGCACACAAGCAAAACGCATCATTGCATCTCCAAGATCTGTCATAAAAGCAATCATGAAGTCATCTATCTTACGAGTAGGGTTTACTTCCCATGTAGGTCTTTTTAATGCAAATACTCCTGGATATTTGTATGAAAGGATATGATCTTCATCCCACGAAATTTCAAACCTATTTTCTGGATCTGTGTCTGGAAGTAAAGGATTGATTATGAATTCATGAGTTCTTTCTATGACTTCTTTGTCTGCAATAACGGAATCATATCTTTCTGAAATAAAGTCTCCTGGGTAACGTGGGAATGAAAGCAAAACAACCTTTCCTAAGTCTGGGAAACGAGAGTCTACAGAACCACGGAATGCTTTATAAATATTATCTGCAGTCTTACCTTGTTCGTTACCTGTTCCAACTTCAGATGCAAAACCAGAAATCTCATCAAGAACTGCAAGTAGCAAGTTCAAACCCTCATGAGACTCACGCTCTGAGTGACCAGAGTAAACAGTAATAGATTTGTCAAACTCAACTGAGTCTGCTTTAGCATTATATTTTCCAGCAAACCATGGGGACTTTTCAATCTTTGTTTTAAAACCTTTAAAGAAAACATTCTTTGCTTGTTGAGCGTTAATAGCCACATTGATTAGGTCAATAGCATCTCCAGAGGGCTTACCAAAATATTTTGCTGGGTCTTTAAGGCATAATAGTTTATATACTATATATGAACATGCTACGGTTGATGTGAAGTCTTTTCCAGATCCCTTGCCAAGTTGCAGGATGATTTCGTTCTTTGTGTACTTCTCATAATAGCGAGTTCCTTTTTCTTCACCCATTATATCTATCAAATCTTCTTTACGATAAATCTGACTCATAGCCTCAACAATGTCATATTGAATATCAGACAAAGGTGGTTGACCAAGATAGTCTGGTGACTCAACAAATGTTTTTGCGTCTACTGGAGTTTCTTCAAAATGATTGCTTTTAAGAACTTCTAAAAAATCATCAAAGTCTGCCATTACTGCTCACTAATTGGTTCAGATACAATTGTCACTACTTCATTTTGCTTTGCAATAGCAGATAGTCGTTGCATAATGATATCTCTTACTTCTGGGTGTTCTGATGCTATATCTCTAAGAATGCCTACAAGAACCTCTTGCCTTCTTTCAATTTCAATCATCTCTTCTGCAAGTTCCTTGTTCTCAAGCAGGCCAGCCTTTTGTAGCATATCAATACGCTTAGACTCAATATCCATTACAAGTTTAATGGCTGCAGTCTTTGCGCTAAGATTGTTAGTCATAGATGCCTCATCAATAACCTCATAGGTACGAGATACCAACTTGCTGTAGTGTGTGTCTGCTGCTGCTAGTGCCTCTTTTGCACGGGCACGGATAGCATCATTGGCAGATGCCATGACTTTCCACTCATTGATAAGAGTTACAACTTTTTGTCTTGGTATAGACAGTTGTTTAGAAATAACTGTTGGATCATTGCCCTTTAGGTATTCTTCTACTACTTGATTAACCTGATCAAGATGCTTTACTAAATCATCTTCAGTTGACATCATTCAATTCCCTTGCTATCTTTAGCAATACTAAATATCCAATTAGGTCGTCTAAATCGTTGTCTCCTACATATGCCCCACCCCTAGTAATTCTAGAAAGTTTATCATCAATGCGAACATGCAACTGCTCTACGCTATCTGATGTAGCAAAAATTCTAACAGGGTTAAGTGCGGAGTCTCCATAGGATTTATTTTTTGCAATTAACATTTCTTTAATCTCGTCACAAACTTGAGAAATAGCAAACTGTGTTTCAGAACTCATTGTCTATGTCCTCTTCTGTATCCCAATCAAACGTTTCTGGTAGATTTTTCAAAGTTACAACAGTATATGTCAGTCCTGCTGCTGCAACTAAAGACATTACAAACAATATATTTTTAATTTTTTTCATCTCCTTGACTTCCTTAATCCAAATTTTGCAAGGTAAACATAAATAGTTTCTAGGCTCACTCCACACTCCTTTGCAATCTCTTCTGGAGTCTTCTTATCCATAAGATAGCGCTTACGCATAAAGACTTCTGATGTATATAGTTTAGCAGCCATGGTATTATTTGTCAACCCCTATTGCCTTGCCCCAGTTATTAATTGACCAGTGGCCTATCCCGCAAGCGTCTGCAACATCATTATCAGTAATAGATCTATCATAGTTTATATTAATAAAATTGATAGTTCTTTCTTTACGGAGTAAGCGTTCATAGGCTTTGTAGTAAGACTCAGATTTCCCAGGGGTTTGTGACCTAATTAAAAGTTGCTCCTCTTTAGATATTTTTTTATTTCCAATATAGTTCTGCCATGTAATAGGTGACACTTTTCCTATAACCTTAGTTCCAGTTTGTCCTGCTGATCCAAGTATTGCTCCTTGAACTAATGCAAGATCTGCAGCAGTTTTTGGGCTATTCATAAATACAGTATGCTCAATTACGATTGCTTCAAACCCACCATAAATATCAAAAAATGCTTTTACCTTTTTGCCAGCATCCATAACTTTTTCATACACATTATTTCCTTCAAAATGTATCTTTCCAACAGTCTCTAATGACTTTTGATTGGTATCAAATAAAGCAAAGGCAAGGCTGTTGGTGCTAGCATCAATAGCACAAATTGTTTTTGGCATTAACTCTATTCCCCACTTATTCTTTACCATTTGTTTTTCCTTTGATCTGTTTCATTGCCTTGCCAACTGCGTCAGGATTTACAGCACATGACGAGCACACTGGATCATCATTATATATTGACAAAGGAAGTGAACAAGACTTGCATAGCCTTGTTTTCCCTTTTCTTTTTTGCCTTTTAGATTGCATATATCTTATTGCAATCTTTTCTTTTGTTGCTATATCCCTACAAACTGGAGAACAATATATTTGATACGATACATTGCTCTCAAACTGATTATCACAGCATTTACAGTTCTTCACTTAGAATCTCCAGGGGCGCTATTTTTATTACGCCTTGTCCTGCAGACTCACATGCTTTTTTAATTGGGCATGACTTGCATATCTTGGAGTTGGATCTGTAGTTCTTGCTTGGTAATGTTTTACTTTCCCAAGCCTTTCGAACAGTTCTCATCCAATCAAATGCCTGGTCTACCCACCGACGGTAATGATCGTTCACATCTACTGGGATCAAAAGAAGTTCATGATTGTTTTTATTTTCATAAATCATAACTCCCTTTGGTCTCTTTAGAATCTTCATATATATAAGTAACTGCATTAGGTGGCCATTCTTTGCCTTACCTGATGCTTTTCTATATTCGAAGCCCTCATTCATCATTGTTTTAATTTCACCAATGAGTTCTTCTCCTTGCCAATCCAACATAACATCACCGTATCCAAAGATTGGTGGATCGTCATGTCTAATCTTAAACTCAGTTGTTTCTTCATTGTCTTCATCACGATAAATTTTTGCAACCCCAGAATTCATCATCGCTGCTTGGATTCTTGCATGCGATAAAGTTCCAGCGGTCATATTGGCTGCAGCAT